CGTTTCCTGCTCGCTCCGGCTGAGCCAATCATACAGCTCCGGAACGTGCAAACCCAGCACCTGATCCCCGTTCATGGGCAAACTGGGGTCAGTGCGCTCTGCGATGACACCCGCATAAGCAGCGGCCACGTTCCAGAATGGCGACTCACTGCCCCGTAGCAGGGCCAGCGTCATACGCTCAGCATTCAGCTCCGCCAGTGCGATGGCATCTTCGGTTGTGCCCGTGAAGCCCACAACACCAATGGACATGCGCTGTTCGGTCGCGGAGCTGACATTCTCCAGATGGGTCTTAACCTCACCCAGTTGATCCGCGTCCGTTACCCCCAAAACCAACAGATGAAACGGTGCCGCAAAAGCCGCTTCCAGGGCTGCGGTCAGGTCCGCGTCCCCAGCTCCCCCAGTGCATTGCACCACGGATACGGACAGGCCTGGGGGGGTCCCCAGCACCGTGATCTCCAGCTCGTTGCCGATCACGCCCTCTTGCCGGGATTCCAGGTTCACCTTGGTGGTGATGGAACCATCGACCTGAGCGTTCACCGGCAGATTCGGCTGCTTACTGGCACCCAGCCCCGTCGCCACCGCCGTGGCAACCTGAGCGGAGGTCATGCCAGCATCCAGCTTCACAGAGGCCTCCACTGCCCCAATCCGAACCTGCAGCTGCCCAGCCTTCATGCTGGAGGCCGTAAAGGTCAGACTGCCCAGCGCCTTATCTCCCTCTGGCTCAGACATCGCCACCGCCCATAGTTCAGCACTCACTGAATTGAGCATAAATGCGGACACCATGTGCGCAAGCTGAGAGCCAGGCGCAAACAGGCTTTTGCCCTGATCAACGCTGTTCACCCGCACAGGCGTATTGACTGCAGCACTGCCGCTGCTCAGCTTCTGCCCGATCAGCAGCACCCGTGTCGGCGTGCTCACCAGTCCCCGGAGAGCCGTAGATGTGTTGGCCTCGGTATAGACACCGGGCTTGCGAAGATTGGGAATCATGTCACTCCTCAACGGTTATCAGGTCGTTACCGGCTGCAGAGGCCGCTGGCTGCAGGGTATAGCGCCCCTCAATCTCCAGCAGATCCGCCCCATCATCCTCACGAGGCATAAAGCCCCATCCCGTCTCAAACTCCAGTCCGTAAATGGCCAAACCCCGATCCGCATTGGCCCCTGCGTACAGATTCGCCGTGCGCTGAGGGCTGATCGGGTCAATTTCCAGTGCCAGCGTCTGGCCAATAAGTGCCAGCTCGATGGCCTCAATAAAAGCGTAGGCCCCCGTTTCAGAGCCCTCCCCGTGGCGACTGGCCCGCTCCGAGCGCAGTGACTCTGCCACCAGAATCACTTGAAAGCGTGCCACCCGCTTAAATCCCCGACTGGACGCTCGCTGCCACTCGGAATCCACAAAGACCACCGTACAGGCCGGTGCGCGACGAACCAGGGTGTCGAGCAGCTCATCCACGTCCTTGCTGGCGTGGCTCCAGACATCCAGACCACTGACCCGGGACTGGATGGCGGCAACGATCGCGTCTTCTACCTGGGCGATCACATCGGCTCCTTAGACCTGACCTGTCGTCAGATAGCGCTCCAGCGTTTCCTTGATGTAGGTCACGTCCTCTGCCTGAAAGAGCATGAAGCGCCGTTTGGGGATCCGCACCCGCCCCCGCAGGGCAAACATGGGCTGCACCCGCTGGTTCTTGCCCTTGCCCACCGTCCGGACCAGAAGGCCCTTGGAATCACCCGGGAAGGCTGGAGGCAGCAGCCATAAATCCTTGTAATATCGTGGCCCCTTTTTAATCCACCAGTGCAGAGGCACCGCCAGGGCTTTCGCCTTCACCGGCTTGATGTCCCCGCCCTCATTGTGGATCCGGGCATACCGCACGTTGGTGCCGACCAGTGCCCAATCCCGACCGTGCCGCGATGTGAGGGAGCTGGCGAGCCGCCCACTGTCGTTCAGCGTCTTCTCCGCCTGGCTCTTCAGCCACCTGTCGGGCCGACCTCCCTGCTCAAAGTTCTTGCTGATGGAGGTCTGCATGTAGTGGCTGAAGTCCTCCATCACCGGGGTGAGGAGCTGGGAGCGCCCCAACCAAAGTCGGACGGACGCTTTCGCTGCAGTGGCATCGAGTGTCACGTCAAACATCAGAACCCCCGCATGGAACCCCGGGTAAACGTTCGCTTACCCGAGCTGAGCACCGCTCCCTGTCCGCTCTCCTGAGAGGGCTCAAGGGGCAGCCCGAGAGAAATATCCCTCTTGGCGATACGCTCCAACACCTTCACGTCCGCGTCAAACCGCTTCGTGACGTCCTCGGGAATGCGCAGATTCGGCTTGCGTGCATAGAGCCGGAACCTCACCATATCCGCCGCCAACCGCATCAGCAGGGTTGGCACGATTGCCAGAGGCAGGGCGTAGGCTCGACCCACATAGCCGTCAATCTCCGCCTCTACCTCTGCAATCACGGAAGCAAGCAGGTCTGTGTCCACGGTGGTTTCGGCTCCCTCCCGGGTCATCTGAACCAGGAATCGGGTTCCAAACCGCGCTTCTACCGTTTCCGTTGACGTGTACACAGACCCCTCCTACCGCCCATCAGTCCTCAGCACCCGTGCTGCCATAGGCAAACTCGGGAAGTCCGTAACCGGCATTGCCCCGGTAATCGACGCCGTAGACCGCTTTTCCTTCCCAGAACACCAGCTCGTCGGAGGGGCTCCCCTTGATGGTGATCCGTGGATCCCGCCGCTTCTGCCACACCAGGGACCGCAGCCCCATGTGATCGACCAGCAAGAACCACTTTCCGTCATCCACCCGACTGGAGACGATCAGGGTTGCGGTATTCCGCATGGTGTTGGTGGTGCCGGAAATCTGCTCCGCCGTCAGCAGCTCCCGGGCCTTGTCCTCATCCCCCACATTCACGATGAGGAAGGTGTTTTCGGGCCCGAGCTGGATATCCAGCTTGTTCCCCTGCCGATCGGTCCGGGCTCGCAGATTTGCCCGTGCCGCCTTGTAGCTGGTCGCGGAAAACTTCTTTACGCCCTTGTTCGACCACTGCCCCTCCTTCTTGGGGTGATCCGTGGCGAAAAAAGCCTTCCCGTCATAGCAGAGATTGGTGAAGCCATTGTTCAACAGCTCAAAACAGAGCTTGTCGGGATGAACCGCCGCCTGCATACCCATGCTGGTGAGACCCACGTTGAACAGTCCCACCTCGTCATCCTCAAGATCCGATTCCTTGATGGCGACGGTGCCCTCAAAGCTCTTGTTCTTGATCGTGAAGGAGTGGGTATCGAGGCTCAGCACCTCACGCTCACCGATCCATTCCCGCAGCTGCGGAAAGGTGTCGGACCATCCGTAGGTCTCACTTCCCCTGGTGGAAATCGTCTCCATCACAAAAGACTTGTAGACCGGCTTGCCCGCCGCCAGACCATTCTTGATGAGAACACGGAAGCCGGTGTCATACGCGGCCAGCTTCGCTTTTTCGATTGGCATAAGTTCCTCTCATTGCAAGGGGCAGACCCCCAGCTGGTAACGCACTTCCACCGGCTCCGGTGGCCCTTTATCGAATCCTCGATCAGACGTCGAACTGGGTCTTGCTGAAGTTCAGCACGATCCCAAAGATCTTGAACTCGCCCAGACCCGCAGCATCACCGTCCACTGACAGCCGAAGCCCCAGTCCCTTTTGACCATTGATGTAGTCCGGGGTGGGCACAGTCACGGTCAGCTTGTGTCCGCCGTTGGTGGCGCTCCGTTCATTGGCCGTGTCATGCGATCCGTCGTACTCACCATCATTGGCACCGGCCAGCACCGAGACGGTGGGAACCGATCCATGCGCAGGATACGTGACCTGCAGCAGCTCCAGCTTCACGTTGTCCAGGGCTGCAGTGTTCACCGCATAGGCCATGGAATATGAGGTCAGCTTGAGCCCCTTGTTGTCCGCGTCCCGCAGCTCGGCCCCGATGTCATACAGCACGATATGGGAGTTGGCCGCCGGGGTACGTTCCAGATAAGGCAGATTGGAGGTCTGCCCCGCGTGCCAATCACCGCTGATGGACACGCCCTCATATGGCATGAGGACACGCCGATGATCGGTGTACTCCTGGACAATGGTGGTGATGTCGTCCTGAGCTGTACCCAGATCCGTCTGCACCGTGTTGATATTGCTCTGCAGGGTGGCCAGGTCACCCGCGCCCAGACCCCGCTGAGTGTGAATCTTCACCCGGACGTGGGTCGAATCGATCACGCGGGTAATGGTGCCCACGAAGATTTTGTTGGTGGAATCGTCCGCCAACCCGACTTCGTGATCGGAGAGGGCATAGACCGCCTTGCCCAGATCCGCGGCCGCGAAACCCGTGCCGTCGAACTCGTAAATACCATCACAATCCAGGTCCACACGGATATCGCCGTTGGCCCCTGCGGAGTTGTCCGCCTGCGCTCGGGCCACCCCACCAAACACCACACCCGTGGCATCGGTCATGGGCTGTGCCATGCCGCTGGACAGCAGGATAGCGACCAACGCCCCCGCATAAATGGTGGTAGACGCCTTCACCGGAGCGTCGAAAAACTTGCCCTGCGAACCCTTTGCCTGCCGATCGTCGCTCAATTGAGCCATCTGAATCTCACTTCCAAACGATGGTTACTACCGTGACGACCGGAATTGCTCCGGCGTCAGCCCCAGATTACGCGCTACCACGGCCTCAGTCGCACTCAACACCACCGCATTCTCACCCTCTGGACGATCCACCCGCCCCAGTGGAAGCGGCTTCACGTCCTTCATCACTTCCCGAAGCTGATCCGGGTTCTTTCTCGCCATCTCCAGGTAGGTCGCCCGGTTGGCTGGCGTGATCCGGTTGCTGTACTGGGCCAACAATACTTCAGCGTTCAGGTCGGCCACTTTCCCCTTCAGAAAGCTGACGGTATCCAGACGGGTCTTGAGGGCTGCCCCCACTTCCTCGTCCCGCTCCACTCCCAACGCTCTCTTCAGCTCTCCCAGCCATGCCAGAGTCTGCGGTTGTGGTTGTGGCTCAGCCTCGGCCTTCCCGTACATGCTGCGATACCGAGCCGCCAGATTGCTGGCCGCCAGTGGGGGCAGCTCCTGGAAGAAGGGATCGTTCGTGAGCCCACAGCTCTGAATCTCAGGCCCTTCCATCAGCCCGGTATCCCGGTCTTCCACCTGCCAGAAGATCACCGGGGAGATGAAGGCGTACTCCCCTCCCTCGATCTCCTTTTGGGCGCTGCCCACCCACTGCACCTTTGCCTTGAGACCCGTGTCCGAACTCATGACCTGCTGAATCCATCCACCAGCGGGGGCCTTGCTTCCGTACAGCGTCTGGTGCTCATAGTCGATGACCACGGGGATCTTGCGCTTGGAGAACCGCTCCACCATACGGTCCACCATGGCCCTGCTGATGGTCATTTCCCGACCATACCGCCACCAGGTGCCCAGCGGCACAATGTCGATCTCTTCCTTCGCATTGCCATTCAGCGGAATGGTCAGGATCAGGCTGTCCATGCTTCCCCCGTGCTCCTCAGAGCGTCTCATACAAGCGTTGATTCACGAAAACCGGCTCATGCTCCCAGCCGTCCAGAGGCTCCCGCGTCAGGGCCTCCACCCTCTTCCCGTCCACTGTTTTGGTGTTTCGCGTGGCTCGCGCACACCCCTCGGGCGTGTTTGCCTGTCCCCGAATCACCAGATCCATCTGCTCCCAGGCCCCCGGTAGAGGTGTGGAAGCCACAAACCCATTTGGCTGGAGCTGGCCGACCTCCCGCCAGAAGTCGGTCAGGAGCTGCAGCTCATCCCCTTGAACAGCCGCTCTCAGTCGGTACTGGCTGAACTTTCCTACCGCTCCGCCGCCGAGCTGGTCGACAACCACCTGTGGATTGCGCCAGTCCGGTTGCCAACCCGCCTGCATGCCCGTCTGCACGTCCAGGCTGAGTCGCTTTGCCAGAGGCCAGAACCGGGGATCCTGCAGGAGCCGGGTGATCGCCAGCTTCAAGCTCTCACTGTCCTGCGTGAAGTGGCTCCACTCCACCCAGGTCTGCCCGGCCTCGGGACTCTGCCCATCGCCTCCAGTCTTGATCCGGGAGGCCTCCCCCAGCAGCTCTGTCTGCTGCTCCCGGCTCAGCCCCAGCGCTTCATCCAGCGCCTCAACTCTGGCCGGGGTCTCCATCCGGCTCAAATCCGCCCCGGCCTGTTTCAACCCTGGCACCTGTCGGACCTTGCGCACCATTTCCCGGGCCTGCTTTTCCGCCTGCGTTCTGGCCCCCGGGTTGCTTTTGAACCCAGGATCTGGCCACAGCTCCGGAACCTCGTCCGTCGGCGTGACCTGCAGCTTGTCCCGCGTCAGCTCTTTCTGACTGACACTGACAACCCGACACCGGCACTTGTGCCCGTTCGGCGGGTAATGCGTCGCCCAGAACGGATCATCAAAGCGGAGCAGCGTGCCATGAAAGGCCCGGTGTGCTGGCCGGGTCCGCTTGTCCATGATGGCCACATAACGCCAGAAGGGCCGTGTGGCCGTTACCCTCATCTGCTGACGATGACGGCCCGCCATATAGGCGTTCTGTATGCCGTTCCGAAAGACCAGCTCCCAGTAGTAGTCCCCAGGAGACTTGACACCCAGCTCAGCCAGGTGGTCGTCCATATGCTCAAGAAAGTCCTTGAGCGTGCTGCCATCCTTCAGGGTCTGAACAATCTGGGCATGCACATGGTCTGCCACATAGCGGTCCGCCACCCGTCCCAGCGTGAAGACCTGAGACTTATAGTGGTCCTGCTCGGCGGCAAACTCCTCTGCGGTGACCACCTTCTTGCGCTCGAAAAACTGTATGGCCTCACGAGGCGGCAGATTGTAAGGGTCGAGTCCATCGGCCTGGAGAGACCCTTCACCCTGCCATTGTCCTCCGAGCCAGCCTGCAAACAGGGCATCGGCAAGGGACTCATCCCAATCAGGCAGCTCATCCAGTACGCCATGCACGCCGTCAGCAGCCGTCTCCAGGTCGTGTTGTTGTGCAAGCCAGCCATTCAATCCCTCACGCCAGTGATCGCCCCGGTCTTTGCCCACCTGCATGAGCCCATCAAACCAGCCATCTACAGGTAGGCGCTCACCCGATGGGGAATCGCTGCCTGCTCCGCTGGCCACAAAGGGCTTTTTTTTTGAGCCTCATCCGGCTCCCCACAGTGGGGACAATGCGCCTTGCGTCCGGCCGTGGGTGCTGCGGGGGCCTGTCCCTTGGCACGGGGCACCACCACAGCCTCACCCTCTTCCGGGGCTGGCACGCCAAACCGAGAATAAAGCCAGTTCTGACCCACTGGGAGCCCCATATCAACCAGGGTCCGCACCTGCTCCAGCTGGGCTGCCGGGTCCTCCACATCAATACTGACCACCGGCACAGGGTAATTGGTCCCGAGCTGCATGGCCACGGCGGGAGTCAGCAGGTCCCGCCTGAGCGTATTGGCCACGGCCCGGGCGTCCGCCCGCTTGATCTCCAGCTCTGCATCCTGATGTACCTGCCCCAGCGCCCTGGCTCCGTTGCTCTGCTGCTCTGTGGTCAGGGTCTGACCGAGCACGATCTTGCTCATCTCGGCATGACAGAGCTTGATCAGGCGCTCATACAGGTCCGCACTTGCACCCTTAGTTCCCACGTCTGGAAACTCCAGACGGGCGCCATCCGGCAACATGGCCGCCAGATCGTGGCCAAACTCCAGCAGTGCCCGTCGCAGCACCGCCTTGTCCTCTTTCGCAATGCCCTGCGGATAAAACCCAACCCGGGCCGGGGTGCCGTACAGCTCAGAGAACTCCAGCCAATCCTTGAGACTGAAGCCGGAAAACATGTGATACCAGGCCAGCGTGCGACCCACACCCGCCCGCACTGGCAGAGGATTGCGTGCCCGATAGACGTGCTGCAGCCACTTGCCATCCTCCAGGGGTTCTCCCGAAGCCATTTCCCGAGATGTCAGGCGCCGCAGCTCGTAGGCGTTGGCCTGATTCGGC